GGATTTTGAGTCATTTGAGCTACTTGAGCAATTTCATTTCTAAATTCAAGTTCAACTTGTTCTTGACCCATCAAAGATATGTGTTCGAATACATTTTTTTCTAATGAAGCCATAACTACCGGAGCATTTTTTGCAAGATTAGTTGACATAAAACTTAAATGAGAAGTTATATGTGCTCTATGATCTTGTCCTGGAAAAGCTTGGAACGGTTTCCCTGCGAGAGCATCTACATGTTCTAGCGCAGGGTCCTTTGGTGTGGGTTGATCTGGTTTATTTAAAATACTGTCTATGTCTCTTACACCTAATGCTGAATACATGTTTCTGTAAATTTCATACATGTTATGAATTCCAGGATTAGACATTGCTAATTGTAATTCTGTTTGTGCAATAGATATTCTTTGTGTTTGTGAAAATATATTTGGATCTGCAATTGGAATAATATCTACTTTATCATCAAAGTCCGCCTGTTTAATATTTTTTTGTCCACCTACAACATTATATGGATATTCTGGTGGTAAATATAATTTAAATACGTTTGATAATAATCTAAATTCTTCTTTCATTGAGGCGTATATTCTTTTGTGAATAGCAGACATTGTTCTGCTGCCTCTTTCCAGCAAAGCCACGGTCGTGCCCACTGCTGCTTGCTGATTCCCATCCCCTACTTGCATGTCCGCTATCGAAGCAAAGCGCTGACCTGCTTGAACCACGACCCCCATAAGAGCTAATAAAGTTTGCGAAGGTTCTTTGTATGGTAAAGTCATAAATGCATCTTTTAGATTTCCTCCTGGTGCATCTACGTCTCTCCATTCACCTGGTTGAATAGATTGAGCATCATCTCTAATTCTAATTCCTCTTTGTTTAAATCCTGCTGGTAAATTAGATAGTGTTCCTGCATCTAATAGCTGTCTTAATGCTTGAGTTGCAGTTCTTGACAATCCACCAATCATTTGAATTAATCCATTACCATAGAAACCAAATCCTGGTAAAAATTTAAAGTGTACAAAGTATTGTACTTTTTGTTTTTTAGGATCAGTTTCAGAATAATTACGTCTAATAGATAAAACTTCTCTAGATCCTTCTTCAATAGTTACAATATATGGAAGTTTAATTCCTGTGGGCTCACCAGAAGCATCTTTGTCTTCGAAACCTTCTAAATCTAAATTAACATGACATTCTAATAATGTGAAAACATCTTCAGTCTGACCACTCATAGTCACACCTTCTAATTGTCTCTCTTTAGATCTCACATCATCGTCTTGTGTTAATTCATCTGATGCTTTTAATTCTATGTCTCTATAAAAACCTGCTACTTGTTGTTTTCTTAATTCGTTTTCTGAAATTTTAATTATATGAATAATTGCTTCTGCATCTTCAAGTGAACTTGCTGTGTATGGAACAACAATGTCTTGAGCTTGAATAAATTTAGATACAGCTCTTCCAAGAATTTCATCGTAATAAACTTTTTTAAATGTAGATCCAGATAAAGGTAAATAAAATAACATTTGATCAAACTCTGGTTCATATTCTTTCATAACATCCATAATTTGATAATTCATAAATTCAGAAACTCTATCTGCTTGATCTTGAATCTCTGGAGTTATAGCACCTACAACTTGTGTTCTAACTGGTCCTTCAGCTGGAAGTAATTCTTTATAAGCTTGTGCTTGAAATTGTGTAACTGCTTCTGCTAATACTGGATGCGTTGCACTTGATGCACCTTGAAATGGTTCTGTTCTTGATTCGTATTTAAATCCTAATAAATCTAATCCTTGAGTATAAGCTTTTTCCCAATCTGCTCTTGAATCTTTGTATGATTCAGTATCTTGATAAAGTTCTGAACCTAATCTTCCAAGAACTTGCTCATCTATTACTTCAGCAAGGTTTGCACTAAATTCTGTTTGATCTGTTAAATCTTTTTTTGGATCAAAATTTATATCAACACTACCATCTTCATTTTCAGTAACTTCTGTTGGTGAAGTAGGCATAGTTTCAGTCTCACTCAAAACAAGTTCTGTTTCTTGTTCTGGAGTTAAAGGCTTACTTATTGTTGGAATAGGTTTTTCTATTTCTGCCATTTGTTGTTTTCTCCGATTTCACTGTTCTAACAGTATTATAACTAATATTCAAGCCCTGAGGATTAGGTCCACGTAATGGTGGTATAGTTCTGGTTAGTCTTTTAATCATTAGTTTAATCCTTCTTTAGTTATAGCACCACTTTCTTCACGTGCATCTACACCTATTAACTTCCAATCTTTTTCTTCCAAAAATTTTTTAGATACAGGATCATATGTGTCGTATGTTTGTATAATTCCTTTATTTGTTTTCGGATCAATATTATATTTCATTGTATATCTACCCATCATTTTTTCTCTTTTCGGGTCAAAAAGAATAAAAGCATTATTTAGTGGATCTTCCATTGGAAATAAATTTTGTGGTAATTTTTCAAAATTAAATGACTCTGGAAGTCTATCTAATAAAGTTCTTCCTTTTTTATCAGCGGATATGTAATCGTAATTATTTATATCTTTTTCAATTTCATTTAAAATATTTTGAAGGTCATTATATTCTTTAGGTAAATTTTGTCTTGATTCATCAATATACATTAAAATATCGCTATGCTGACTTTTATTAGTCCCTTCAGGTAATCTGTATGGACTTAATATTTTTTCTTTTGCTTTTTCTGTTCCATATAATTCTTCAAGATGTGAAGAAAAAGATAATTTTTGTCGTAATGAACCTAATATGTCTGTAATCATTCTTGCAAATTTAACTTTACCTCCTCCAGAAAATTTAACTCGACCACCTGATGCAAATTCTTCTGGTAGTTTAATTATTTCTTCTGGTCGTGCTTTTGAACCAAGTTCCCCTGATTGTCTCATAATAAAAGTTGAAGGATCGTCTGACATTTCATTTCTTAAAGATTGTTTAACAGGTATAATTTTTCTATTTTTAATATTACCTGTTGCAAATCTTTCAGCAGCTTCTATATCTCCAAAAACAGTATTTCGTTTTGGATTTTTAGGAACTTCTGTAAACGTAATATCTACATCATCCGGACCGTTTGCAAATAGTCTAGGTTCTGGTTCAAGAACTTTAAATTCTGGGGGTTCTATTTTTTTCTCACCTTTATAATTTTTAATTTCCATTTTAGGTCTATAATACAAACTTACAGGCTGACCAAATGATTCTTGATTTCTAGGTGAATCAATATCAACAGCTAATCTTCCATCAGGATATTCTCTTAAAATAAAAGTTGTATCACCATCTACATGTTTAGTTAATTTTTCTTCCCCTGTTGGTTGTCTACTTCCAAAAGGTCTAGGGTCATTTTTATAAGATGGTTCCATTATTAAATCTTTTTCTTCAAAAGGTTTTCCCATTTCTTTTACTTTTTCAACAAGTTTTGGAAACCAAGGATACATTCCTTCTGCTGGTTCTAATTTTATTTTAGATGCAATTTTAGCAGCTTGGCCTGTTCCCTTTAAAGATTTTATTAAATCTGGAGCTGCGGCAGCACCTGCTATTAATCCTAAAAATCCTCTTCTTCCTATTTTAGGTCCACCACCTGCTAATCCAATTCTTCCACCTTCTGCTGCTCCACCTCTTGCTCCCATTTCTTCAATAATTGTTCTTTGTTCATCTGACATTGTAGGAAGTTCTCTTTCTTTTTCTCTAATTTTTTCAGCGGCAGTTAAATTTGGAGTAAATGTTTTAGTTTCATCTGGAAGTTGATTTAAAAAATCTGAACCAATCACTCTACTAAATGTTTCTAGGTTAGCTGTATCATAAGCTGTTTTTTCTTGTTCTGGTTTACCTAAATTTCTTGAATAAGTTTCTTTTTGTAAAGCTTTACCTACATTTTCAATATCATTTCTTATATTTTGATATTTTGAACTATTTACAATTTTATTTAAATCAGCCTGTTGTTTTTTTAAATCATTTATATAATCTGGATCATAACTTTCTGGAGCTGCATTAGGATCTTGTGTAGCGTATTCAGCTCTTTCTAATTTTGTGTTGACATCCGTTAATTTATCAAACACAGGTTTAAATTCTAAAATTCTATTAAAAGATTCTTGATTTTCTTTTCCTATTCTGCCTCTAACATTTTCTATAGATCCTTCTCTTCTAGATTTTTCAAATACATCAATACCAACTAAAGGAAGAGGATCAAAAAAATCAAGCACTTGCCTATATGCTTCTCTGTAATTTCCAGCTGTAAATTGTTCTAATCCTGAATTAATGGCTGCTAAGGGTGCTAAAGTTCTACCAACAACTCCTTTTCCAAAAGCAAAAACTTCTTCTGTAGCAGAAAGAGCTTTTTTAGTAAAATCTAAAGTCCTTGCTGCATTGGATGCAGTTTTTATATCTTTTGATTCTGCTGCTGCTTTTAAAAATGTTTCGGGCTCTCTTTTGGCTACTTCTAAACAATCTCCAGGTACTCCACCCCCACTAAGTTTATTACAAATTTCTAATGCGGTTTTTTTATCTAAAGAATTAGCAAGATCAACTGCTG